GTCGAGATAAGTGCGGTAGAGATAGGCTTTAACAACATATCGATGAGCTTCACAAACTTCCAATTCAGTTGATACCCGTCCATCGGGAAACTCCTTCCAAAACTTTTCCAGTCGGCTCTCGACTGTTTCATAATCAGCTAGGTTAAACGCCATGATCGATCTCCTCTTCACGCTTTTTAATTTCCCATGTTAAATAGTAAGCACCCAAAGTAATATGTAATTCAAATTCCCACCAACGATATTCGTAATAGTTAAGCCGCGCTAGATCTATTGAAAAACCAAACATATGCTCTAATTTGATATAGCTGAATCTTTTTTCTTTCATAATCCGATCTCCTCTTGTTTTACTAGAAACTCGGCTTGCTCAGTTAAAGGCCAATGAGATCCATCTGGCCATATTGACACCCAGACAGCACAAGGCTGGCAATAATGTCGGTTGATTCCTTTAGACTTTGCGTGCTGACTAACAACAGTCCAGATAGCAAATGTCTTACCTTTGCCATTAGGGTGATCTTGACCCCAACGCATCTTGCAGTAGTCACACCACTGCCCTGGCTTTGCTTTAGTAACTGTCAAGGTCTGACCAATCAGTTGATGTAATAGAGCCAGCGATTGCAGAGTAGCTACAGATGTCCTTGTAACTGTCTGGGTGGTTTGCCGTAGTTTTAATTCGCGAGATCTTGGTGAGGATGAGACAGATTGCGACTTCGTGAGGCTCGATGTTTTTGTCAAGATACACACTCCAGAGTCTTGCGATTTGAATGTGATTGAGAGTTGAGTCGCCGTACTCACTGCCTCGTTCGACAAGGAGTGCTTTGGCTTCATCGAGGATTTCACTGGCCTTCACTCTGACCAGAATGTGTGTCGGGCAACTGAGCGACCCAGTGCGTAACCTTCTTCTTTGCCTTCTTTGTATCCCAAGCCGTAACCAGCTGCGATGCCTATCATCAAAAACGCTCCCATAACTAGCGTTAGATATAAATCAAGATTCATTTCTTAGCCCCTTAATGTCAGTGAGTTTCACTGATAAGGCGAATGTACAGGTTACCTAGGACTAAGCAAGCATCTTTTGATAACGAAATGGTAACAATTCTGCATCATCCATGTGGTTATCGATGTCTCGCCTAAGCGGATTATCTAGATCGTCCATACCTGCGACCGTTAAAAGCAAAAGTGCCATCCTTTTCTATGTGAATAATTGACACCTGAACGCCCTTAGCATCTTCTTCTAAGACCAAAAACGCCTGCTGCCAGTTCATTGTGCCCTTAGTATAGGCAGCCTTGCGAATGTCCATTAGGTGACCACCTTCAAAGCCACGCAGGATGCGCCCTAATTTGCCCCCAGAGGCCTCTGTGAAGGCCGATTGGCCTGCCCTATGTGTGTGTCCACATATCACGCTTAGCCCATGCCTACGGGCTGCTTCAAGGGCTGTGAGGCCAGGTGTAGGTTTGATTGCTTGTTCATCCCCATGAACTGCCACATAACCTTTAGCAATGGGAAATGGCTTCTTATGATAAGAGATGCCCAGCTCATCGAGCTTCATAAACTTTTCAAAGCGTAGCTCTGGCAATGACAGAAAGGCTGGAATCTTATTCATGATCACGTTGTAAAGTCGATCAGTGTGATTTGATCTAATCATGTGAGCTTCTTTGACATGCTGGGTCAGTTCCCATAGAACATCGACCGCCATGTCTCGATCACTGGCTAGGGTTTGTTCGTACCAGCCTGGTTTGTTTTCTGTCCATCGGCTGATTTGCGGGAGATCGATTTCATCTCCGAGAGTAACCACAGCATCAGGGCGAATCGTCTTAATAAAACTCGAAACATTTTTAACTGCTACTTCGTCGTGATAAGGCACCTGTAAGTCTGGTATTACGACGGTTCTTTTCATTAATCCTCGTCATCGTCAGGATAAAAGTCCGGCATTGTGCTGGGATTATCGTTGATGCGTTTAGGGAGAATCCAGTCAGGATATGAGAACGGATCCATGATCATAGATAGGCAGATATCAACTGGAAAGCCAGCCTTGCGCAAAGCTTTGTAATACTCATTAAGACCAATACAGTAAGCCTCTAGTGGAGTGTAACCCTGATCCTCTAGGGCTTTCGCTTTGCGTGCGGCCATGCTTTATTCTACCGTTCTAGAAGTATGTTGTAAATCTCATCGACTCGCGTGTTGAGTCGCTTGATCTCGCTCAACAAGTGTGTGATGACATAGCCAGCCAATCCACCGATCGTTACAAGAGTGGCAATATAGAGCTGAAAGAACTCTCCCTGTGTCATTTTCTTCCGAGTTCATCTTTTGGATCTAAGTATCTCAAGACTGGTGGGATGATAGATGCCACTCCAGCAGCGATTAGTGCCTTTGGTTCAGAAACTCCAGCTGCGTACATTGAGATAATAGCAACCAAAAATGCTCTGCCCCATGAGCCTAATGCGTTTTGTAGATCTTTCACTTTGATCCCCCGATCATAGGTATTTGAAGAAACTCACCATTAAGGTCAGCCGCCTGCGTAAACGAGATGTGACAGTGCTTAACATGTTTGTTAATCCCTGTGTACTTGCGCCACTTCCATTTAAGGAGTGGACTGGCAATTTTGCCGTCAAAGATGATGTAGCTGATGCGCTTTGCTGGATCAGACTTTGCAAAGAGACGAATCTGATCCGCAAGATCTGGCATAAGGTCAGGTTTAGTTTTACCCGATAAATCTCGATCGACATCGATGGCACGTACCCAGCCGCTAGCATCTGGATTATGATCTGACTTACGCGCAGAGTGTCGTGTGTCGCCGATCCAACCATCAGAAGTTCGATCTCGATCTCCGAATGTGTCGTCAATCTGTTCCCTTAGCTGAATCGCAGACTTACTTAGTTTTGGCTTCATCAGCTGCTAAGTATTCTTGATAATCAGAGTTATCAGCAATGGTTGGAATGAAAGATGTTGTGCCATCCTCGTTATGTCTAACAAGTGTTTCCATTTTATTGACTGGATCAATAACAATTTCGTATTTAATCATTTTTATAACTCCGCACTAATATCGAAATAAGCACCGCTAAGACTTTCATAGGCATTTGGCACTGGTAAATAGGTAGCACCTGCCAAGTTTAATGCAAAAGCATTTGAAATAACTGAAACTGTAGTTGTGATAGTTACAGTTCCCGTTTTAGTAGAAGTGGCAACCCCGGTTTGAGATAAAGTCCAGACACTTCCATAATTTGCATTTGTTATGTTTGTTGTAATAGTTGGACTGGTTCTAAGAAACACGGGATAAATAAATTGAACCATGCCAGAAGTTCCTGAAACATTGGCTATATATCGCCCGTCAAGTAATCTTGTGAAATACCGCTGGCATAACGCCAGTTCTCCAGCGATTGAACCGCTTGCAGTTTGGAAAGGTGAGGCAGTTGAGCCAGCTTCTAGCATGACATTTGATACGTCAAAAGTAGTGCCTGTGGTTGGATTGTTTAAGCGTAATATTATTCTTAAATTACTAGAAGTTCCCACGGTTTTGCCTGAGATGCTTGGCAAAGTTACCGTAGTGGTAAAACGCTGCCAAGACGTAGAAGTGTTGCCTGTTCCACCAGTTGTTGTTACTAATGTTGAACCACCTGAACCAAAGTTTTGATCTAAAAATGTGGTAATTCCAAAAGTTCCAGACGATCTTACATAAAAAGATAAGGTAACCGTTTGGCCAGCAAAAGTACCGACATTTTCTATCAGTTGATTTATTTCTGATCTGGTTTGACCTGTTGCTAAAGTCGTAGTGGTAAAACGGCAATAGTAAGTAGGATTGTTCGGCACTTCTGTTTGTCCTACAATATGAGTTTCTCGGCTAACTGTGTTTGTGCCAGTCGCAATTGTGCCATTTCTCGCAAAAGCAAATCTATCCGCTGAACCGTAGGCAAAGCCGTTATCAGTAACGCTTTGAGTAGTTCCTCGTTGCCATACATTAAAATCACCATTAATAATCTTGTTTTTGCCAGCTGCGTATTGAGCAGACTCTAAGAGGTTTAGAGCACCGCCGACATCGTTCATATTTGTCGCCGTAAGGACATCGCCAGTGGCGTAGTTCACCTTACTTGGAAATGTTGCCATCTTTACTCCTTAGTATGAAAGTGTGTTAGTTCCTAGTATCCCATAATTTGTTCCAAGAATGAACGATTCGATGATGGGTTCTAGGGTGGTTAATGTGGTCTTCCAAGAGCTTGGCCTTATGTCATGAGATATGCCAAACACCTGCAAAGTCTTGGTTAGGGTCGATGACCCTGGCTGTGTGGTTGTAACTG